ACGGAAGTGAGAAATAGTGGATTGGTTAGAGCTGTTAGAAAGATATGGTGTGCCTCTTGTTGTTGCTGCAGCATTTTGGTGGTTTATACAAAAGCAGAACAAATACATACAGGAAGAATTATCTAAAGAATTAAGAGAGTCTTTTTCAAGAGTAGAAGGTATTATAATAAAATTAATTGACCAGCAAAAGTTAATGCAACTAGGTCAAAAAGGAATTGAGAGCAGTTATAAATCATTGGTAAACATTATAACAAAGTTATATAAAGATGAAAAAAAATAATACTGAAGAATACAGAAATAATATAACTATTCATTTAACCAAAATGTGTTCTGATATTGAGCATATAAAAGAAAAGGTTAATGATAACAATAAACATTTATTAAGATTAAACGGTAGAGTTAGAGAAAACGAAAATCAAATTTCATGGATTAGAGGTGTGGGTAAAACAACCATATTTGTTATTGGAGTTTTTTTAACTTGGTTAGGGATTAAACAATGATACAAGGATTGATAGTCAAGAAAGTTATAGAAATTGTAGTCAAAAAGCTACTAAAAGAATTTAAGTTAGACAAAGTAAAAAAGTATGTAGAAGAACCAAATGAATT